AATATGGAATGAGTAGATCGTTCTTAAAAGATTATGGAGAATTTTTAGGAACAAAGAAATGGAAATGGGTTGATGATCTAACCCTTAAAATGAGCAATAAACAGAAGTGTTTTTTTACACATGGAAGAAGTGCTGATATATTAAAGGTTTCTCAAACAATGGGCATGTCAGCAGTACAGGGCCATTATCATACCAAATTCTTAATAAGCTACTGGGCTAATCCGAACAACTTATTCTTTGCCATGAATGTTGGATGTTTGGCGGCACAAAAGCACATGGCCTTTGCTTATGCAAAGAATTTTAGAACAAGATTTATTATGGGTTCTGCTATTATTTTAAACGGTATTCCTAGATTGCTTCCTATGGTATTAAATAAACATGGAAATTGGATTAGAGATATAGTATGAACAAAAATGGTACTTTAAACGAACATAGAGGCACAGAGAGTGCTTTGGAAGAACAAAGTGGAGGAAACCATTATACAAAGCTTAAAATACAGCCGATTGAATACATAGTGGCCAATAAGCTTAATTTTATAGATGGAAATATTGTAAAATATGCAACGAGAAGAAAAGATGGCGAAACAGATAAAGAACGATATGATAAGATTATTCATTATGCCAAGCTGGGAAAGGAATTAAAATAATGTGGTTGAATTTATTAGGATTAGGGATTAAGACAGGTGCAAAAATTTACGCAAACAATAAAGCTACCAAAGTTTTAGAATCAGAAGCAAAAAGAAAACATTATGAAAAAATGGCTAGTGGAGAAATTGAATATAAAGGTCAAATCCTTAATTCACAAGACAAAGGATTTAAAGATGAATTTGTCCTTATTCTTGTCAGTTTGCCTATCGTTCTACTGGGTTATTCTGTTTTCTCTGACTCTCCTGACATTCGTGAACGAATAGATTTATTTTTTGAATATTTTAAAAATCTTCCACTCTGGTATCAGCTTTTATTTGTAGGAATTTGCAGTGCAATTTATGGACTTCGTGGTGCTGATATAATGAAAAGGAAATAACAATGTTAGGATTAGAAACAATATTTAAAAAAAAAGAATCAAAATTCAAACCTGAAATAGATGCGGTTATTACACAATTGGAAATTGCTATGGAAAGTATACATAGTCCTCTTGGTCATTTTTTGAGTTTAGTTTTTATAGATGAAAAACCATCTTTCCCAAAAGTTAATGAATGGATAGTGAGATTAAATAACCATACTGAATTTCAGGTGGTTGGTCATAGTTATTCCTACAAAGAAATTACCAACAAAACAGATATAAAAGGTTTAGAAGTTACTAAACATTAAATATGTTAATCCCAGCAATAAACCCAAAAGACCTAAACCAAATAAAAACATCATAACCCTTGTCAATTCTTTTTGATTTTCCAATCTTTCGTATTTACCTTTGTTGTTAAGATATAAATAGTTCATATTTTATTTTACCACGAGGGAGGCTAGAACGAATCTCCTTGTTAATTTATGCCTCCCAAGTGGATTCCGAAAGGTCGCTAGACCGGTACGGAATTCTGTTACCACAAGGGCGACTACAACATATAGGTGATCCTCCGTTTAATAAATGTCGCCCTCATGGATTCCGAAAGACTTACTCAGCCGATACGGAATTCTGTTATCCTCCTTGCTTACCCGCAAGTTTCGTTTGGATATTTAATTCTGTTTGCCTCATGCTTGAATATCTTTCCAAATTAAAGTAGTGCATTTTGGCTTTTAACTTTTCTTTTACTGCACTCGCATATTGATTAACTATATTTTTATAATCGGGATTATTCCTTGCTTTGTTGTCAGCTTTTTTATCGGTCAGCTTATCAACACTGTTAGCCTGTTCTTGATTAATAAGATTTCCAAGTATGGCTTTGCCCTCCTCTAAAATGATTTCTTTTTCTTCACATTCAGCCCACTTGTTACTTGCTTCTTCCATGAGCTGATAGGCTTTACCGGCATTGAGTTCATCGAGTTTTAAGATTGGCATTTTATCCTTTCTTTATATGGTTTATAAAATTTACTATTTTTATTTTTAACGGAATAAATCCCATTGTTCTTGTGCAAATTAAAATACGCAAGATGGAGTCCAAGTTGATTGTATGAATTTTCATTTAACATTCTTGCGATTACAAAATCTTTTAAAAGTATTTTTGTTTCCAAATCGGTAATTTTGGTTTGTGATTTTAGGTCAATGCTTGTGAATTCTTTAATTTGTCTTAATGCTTTTTTTTTATTAAACATATTATCTCCTATGGATAGTTTAACATTTCCTTTTCTTCTTTTTTCATATCAGAAATAGTTTGTTCAAGCCCTGTGATTTTAAGATTAAGTTCCCCATTATATTTTTGATGGGCTTCGTGCATTTCATCCTTTCTTTTTATCTCAAAATACAAGGCTTGATTCTCCTCATTTTTTAAATCGAGTTCTTTTCTGACTTTTTCCAACTCGTTTTTTAACCAAGTGGTTTGATCGGTCATAATTAAAAAGGAATTTCATCATCGAGTCCCCTTTCATTTTCTTCTACCATATTCTCTTGTTTTTGAATAGGTGGTGCTTTAGCTTCTATTGTATGAGTATCTACTTGTGGGGGTATTTTTACCTTTTTAAAACCATCAATATTTGATGGAAAAGGCTTAACCATATAAAGACAAACAATTTGCTCTGTCTTTTTGCCATATTTTATTTCTTTTGGTTCTTGTATTTTACTACCCCATTTCAATGAATAACCGGCTTTTACATAGGCTTGTACTTCAGGTGTTTGATACCACGTCATCACCTCCGATATTCCATACAGTTTGCTGGTCAGACTACACATGAATTTCGCTTTGGTAGATGATGCAGAATATTCATAACGAGGTGCTGTCTTTCCTGTTTCATATAGCTTTAATTGTAGCCCACAAAAGGGCAACTCATATTTATTATTTACCATTGAACTTTCCTTTCCTTTTTTCATATTGGATTTTATCTTTATTATAAACATCTTCTAATGATTGAAGATATTTACAGGCCTTAAAAGCTTTAAGGTATCTAGGCTTTAATTCAAACATCCTCATTTCAATATCCTTAACTTTCTCTTTTGGAATATTAATGACAAGCAAATGATTGATTTTGAATTTTGTTGAATCCTCAATAAGCTTTTTATATGTAGATAACTGAATAGGCTGGTCTATATAAAAGTCTTTTGAAGTTTTAAAATCTATTAAAGACAATTTCCCATTTCCTTTTTTTTCTTTAATGATGGCATCAAAAGTTCCACATACGTCAAGTTCTTCAGAATAACAAGTTTGTTCTGTTGCAATAACTTCAAAACTTTTTGAATTCCACCATTTAATAAATTTATTAAACATGGTTTTCAAAGGTTCGGTTTCAGGTGGTACAACTTTCTTTTTCGTTATATAATCTTCCGCCAATTTATGCATTAAAGTACCGGTAGTGGCATCTTGGGTTTCCAGTTTATTAACTTTATCACTTAACTTTTCTATAAAGTTGCTGATTTTATCATAGGCCCAGCCATCATCTTTTAACTGCCACTCTAAAGCACGAATGGGAAGTTTTTTAGCCCAACCCTTAATAGCATTTTTAGCAAATCTACTTCCTATTAAAGTGGTAACCCCTTTCTTAACCTCTCCATTTACTTTATATCTATATCTTCTGTTTTCAGGATTGAACTCGATCTGATTACCCTTAACGTCTTTTGTTTTTATTGTCGGCATTATCCCCTCCCAT